AACACAAAGTCATCATCATTGATGAGGCAGATAACACAACCCACGATGTACAACTCCTCCTACGGGCGTTTACTGAGGAGTTTAGTGGCAACTGCAGATTCATCTTCACATGTAATTACAAAAACAAAATCATTGAACCCCTCCACTCCCGATGTGCCGTCGTTGAGTTCTCAATCCCCGCCAGCAAGCGTCCAGAGATGGCATCCAAGTTCTTCGGACGCCTCCAACAAATCTTGGATTCAGAGGGTATTGAATATGATAACAAGGTCTTGGTAGAACTCATTAATAAACACTTCCCAGATTGGCGTCGTGTTTTGAATGAGTGTCAACGTTATTCTGCTGGAGGTAAGATTGATGCGGCGATTCTTGCATCATTTGGGGAGGTCAAGACCGATGAGTTGGTTAAAAGACTTAAGGAAAAGAACTTTCCTGAAGTACGTAAATGGGTGGTCAATAATCTGGATAATGATTCTAGTGTATTATTGCGTCGCATTTACGATGCTTGTTATGCATCCTTGGTCCCTTCTACTATTCCTGCTGCTGTCCTTATTATTGCAAAGTATCAGTATCAAATTGCTTTCGTTGCCGATCAGGAAATTAATCTTCTGGCGGCTCTAACTGAAATTATGTGTGAATGTGAGTTCAAATGAGTGTAAAATCTAGACAAAAAAAATCCAGAATATATTATTACTTCTGGGCAGCCATGACTGCTATGGTTCTTCTTGGGCAGATCTATGTCGGCACGGGATACCGAGTTATGGCAGGTGAAGTTCTTAAACTCACCGACTTTTTAAATTCTCTTACTATTGAAAACGAACTTATCTAAAATGAACGTTAAACTTGTACGTATTACTTCTGGTGAAGATCTTATTTGTGATCTTCTCAATGAAACTGATGATTCTATCACTTTTAATGATGCGATCGTCGCGGTTCCTGCAGGCAATGGGCAAATCGGATTTGCTCCTTGGTCACCTCTTCTTAGTAAAGATGTGAAGGAACTTACTATTGATAAAAAATTCGTCATGTATGTTTCAGAACCACAAGATCAGATCTTGACTGAATATAAATCTATGTTCAGTAAGATCATTGCTCCTTCTACAAAACTTGCTCTCTGAGACTTTTATTTTATTATGATTAATATTGATCGCATCAATCTTGAAGAGTTCTTTGGTTGTGTTGCAGCAACCAATACGACTCAAATGAAGTCAAATGCATTTAAGACTATTCGCACTTGGTTGCAGGAAAAGTCTTTTGCTAAGTGGAGTGATGGTCAAGTTCAATATGTTGGTGACTATAAGGATGGAGTTGACTTTACCTCTGAGGATAACGTCAACTATGAGATGAAAGGTTCTCTTCGTTTGTTTAATAAAAACGGATCAACTAAAAGTATTATCTTGAAGAACTTTCATAGTGAAAATAAAGTAGTAGAAAAAACCTTCGATTATATGCTCTTGGTAGATACTGAGCGTATGTCGATTGCGTATGTTGATTGGGATACTGTAAGCAAGAGAACATACTTTACTCCCAAATCTCCTTGTGCAAAAGTTAAGTTTCTTCCTGGTGACTTTACTATGCTTGCTAAAGATATTAAACCCGCAGAGAAGAAGATTACCTCTGCACAAATTCTCGACAATCTGCAGGAGATTCTTTGATGAAGAGTTACAAGACTCCTCTACGGTATCCTGGGGGCAAGTCTAGGGCATGTAAGAAGATGGATCCTTACTTCCCAGATCTTAGAGATTATAAAGAATACCGTGAACCTTTTATTGGTGGCGGAAGTGTTGCTATTCATGTTACTAAAAATTATCCTCATCTAAAAGTTTGGGTGAATGATTTGCATCCTCCTCTGGCAACTTTTTGGCAGCAGGTACAATTAAATGGGTATCAGATGGAAAAAAAACTTCAGGAACTGAAGTCCAGATATCCAGATCAATCGTCTGCAAAAGGATTGTTTTTGTCCTCTAAAAATTATCTTGATGATGATGATAATTCAGATCCTCTTTGGACTGCTATTTCTTTTTACATTGTTAATAAGTGTTCCTTCTCTGGACTTACTCAATCATCTTCGTTCTCTAAACAAGCGTCGGATAGTAATTTTTCTATGAAGGGCATTCTTAAATTGAGTGGTTATCAACAACTTATACATAACTGGACGATCACAAATCACTCTTATGACAGGATTTTAGACGAATCTTCTGATAGATCTGGAACCTTTATCTACCTTGATCCACCATATGATATTAAAGATAATCTATATGGTAAAAAGGGAGGAATGCATAAAGGATTCGATCATGACAAATTTGCAGAAGATTGTAATAACTCTTCTACAGACATGATGGTTAGTTATAATTCGGATCAATTGGTTACTGATAGGTTTACTGATTCTAAATGGAGAGCATCAGAATTTGATCTTACCTATACTATGAGATCTGTTGGTGATTATATGAGTGATCAAAAAAAACGTAAAGAATTGCTGTTAATGAATTATGGAAGTACAAGTATCAATGTACAAAACTGGAAAACTTTGGAAGGAGTCCTACGAGGTGCAAGACTTCCAGGCTGCTAGAGAGATTGCAAAAGCAGAGAATCCTGGTGTGACTATTGTTGGAGTCTCTGCAAGTATATCTAAAGATCTATTGCCCGATTACTTTCAAGAATAATGGAACTAAAAGATTGGTTGAATTCTATCAACCAAACAAAGGAAGATTTATCTGAGGATATTAAATCATATCCTTCGTTTATTGTGAATAGATGTCTATCTGGTCATCTGGACTGCATTCTTTTTACTAATGAGATGAACAAAAACTCTCATTTAAGTAAGGACATGCAATATGCTTTTTATATAAATACACTGAGAAAGCGTAAACGGTTTTCTCCTTGGCTCCGAAAGGATAAGATTAATGATCTTGATATTGTTAAGCAATACTATGGATATAGTAATGAGAAGGCAATGCAGGCACTGAAGATCTTGTCAAAGGATCAAATCGATTTTATTAAGCAAAGACTTGACATTGGTGGAACATGACACACAGTATTGAACCCCAGGTAAACTGGACACCTGAGATGATGGTTGAAGTTATGTTGAATGAACCTGATGATTTTTTAAAGGTTCGTGAGACGTTGACCCGTATTGGAGTTGCATCTCGTAAAGAGAAAAAACTTTATCAATCTTGCCATATTTTACATAAGCAAGGTAGATATTACATCACACATTTTAAGGAGTTATTTGCGCTAGATGGCAAACATGCAAACCTTACTATAAATGATGTTCAGAGAAGAAATAGAATTGCGAGACTCCTCTGTGATTGGGGTTTAATAAGTTTAGTAGACGTTGATAGTATTATTGATATTGCTCCTTTAAATCAGATTAAAGTTCTATCTTATAAAGATAAGAATGATTGGATTTTAGAGCAGAAGTATAACATTGGATCTAAGAAAAAACCAGAATCGACAGAGTAACGTGGAAGAAATAGGTTGGGAATCAGAGTACGATTATAATCTATTTCTAAAAATAGAAGATGTTCGTATGATGTATGATCATATCTGTTATTCAATACAAATGTGGCCAGGTTCTCCAGCAAGACCTGCCGAAGAACAGGAATATTTACTAAAACTTAAAATGCAATTGTTTGCCATGCTAGCAGACTATACTCTTGAGAACGGTTAATACTGCAAAAGTATTCGGTAACCCCGATTGTCTTTTGAGCAAGTTTATTGTTAAATAGTATTGGATGCCTTCGGGGTCCACACAACATAAACTCGCTTTAAAGGAGCTAAAAATGACTGACCTTACTAGGTATGGTGCGTCTAACATCGACCAATTTTTGGATCGTGTTCATCGCAACAGTATTGGTATGAACGAATACTTTGATCGTTTATATACACTACATGAGACCAATACTAATTATCCCCCATATAATTTGATTCAAGTTAGTAATGTAGAATCTCGTTTAGAGATTGCACTTGCAGGATTTAAAACAGAAGATGTAAATGTCTACACAGAATACGGAAAACTTTTTGTTGAAGGACAAAAGGAATCAAAAGATGAGATCGAATATGCTCATAGAGGATTGGCTCAACGATCTTTCACCCGAGCATGGACGCTCAGTGATGATACGGAAGTTAGATCAGTTACTTTTGAGGATGGGTTACTAAGTATTGATCTTGGTAAAGTTGTTCCTGATCATCATGCTCGTAAAAATTACCTATAAATAATCGCGGGGACATCCCAAATATCGTCGCCATACTGGGCGGGGTTGGTCAGAATCAATCCTTGCCCACTTTTCTTTTTCGTGCTAATATAACATTAAATAACAATTAATTATGGCAATAAAACTAGCTGTCGTAAAGACAGGAGATCAAATAATTACAGATGTTGAGGAGATGCTTCTTGAGGATAAGGTAGTTGGTTATTTCTTTAACAAACCTTGTGTAGTAAAGACTGGCGATCCTGAAGTCAGTGAAGAAGGTGCATCTTTTGAAATCAAATTGAGTCCTTGGATCGCTTTAGGTAAAGGATATAAATTCCCAGTTCCTCTTGATTGGATTGTAACTTTTGTTGATCCAGTTAATGAACTTCATCGAATGTATCTGGTTGATATTCTTAAAGAAGAGGAAGAAGGTCAAAGTCAATCTATGGTAGTAACTGATAGCTGTGAGGACTGCTGATATGGAACCTAAAATTATTATCTTTCAAACTGGCGGAACTCTAATCTCAGTATTAGAAGAAGCACCATCTGCTGATCTTGGTGAACCAGATTGTGTTCTGGTAAACCCCTTTAATATTATGCCTGATGGAACTCTTCAGAATTGGTTGGGGGATCTCACCAAAGATCAAAAATTCAAAATTCATTCTGATAAGATCTTGACCATTGCCGAACCTACTGATAGAATACGGGAACTGTACGTTAGTTTGACTAAGTGAGATTCTATACGAACGTCCAGATGGTCGGGAATCAGTTCCTCGTTAGGGGTTATGAAGACGGTGAACGCTTCACAACCCGCGAGAAGTGGAACCCGACTCTTTTTGTACCTTCTCAAAAAAAGACGTTCTATAAGACTCTTAATGGTGAACAAGTTGAGGCAGTCAAGCCTGGCACTGTGCATGAGTGTCGAGAGTTCATTAAAAGATATGATGGCGTACAAGGATTTAAGGTCTATGGTAATGAGCGATTCATTTATCAATATATCTCTGAGAAGTATTCTGAAAAGGAGATTAAGTTTGATATTAGTAAGATCATGCTATCTACCATTGATATTGAGGTTAAATCTGAAAACGGATTCCCAGATGTAGAATCTGCTGCCGAAGAAATTCTTCTTATTACTCTTCAGGATTATACTACTAAGGAAATTATTACTTGGGGTCAAGGTCCATTCAAATTAAAGCAGGGTAATCACTATTACAAGCAGTTTAATAATGAATATGATTTGCTGAACGATTTTATCGCTTGGTGGATTGATAATACTCCTGAGGTTGTTACTGGTTGGAACAGTAAACTATATGATATCCCATATTTGGTTCGTCGTATTGATAGAATTCTTGGTGAGAAGTTGATGAAGAGACTTTCTCCTTGGGGACTTGTCACCGAGCAGGAGATTTATATTCAGGGTAGGAAGCAATTATCTTATGATATTGGTGGAGTTTCTCAGTTAGATTATATAGATCTTTATAAGAAGTTTACCTATACTAATCAAGAGTCTTATAGACTAGATCATATTGCAAATGTTGAGTTGGGTCAACAGAAGTTGGATCACTCGGAGTTTGAAACTTTTAAGGATTTTTATACTCAGGGTTGGCAAAAGTTTGTAGAATATAATATCATTGACGTTGAACTTGTTGACCGATTGGAAGACAAGATGAAGTTGATTGAACTTGCATTGACCATGGCATATGATGCCAAAGTTAATTATGAAGATGTGTTCTATCAAGTAAGAATGTGGGATACTATCATTTATAATTACTTGAAGAGTAGGGATATTGTTATCCCCCCTAAAGTTAAGTCGGATAAAAATGAAAAGTATGCAGGTGCTTATGTTAAGGAACCGATTCC